GCCTTCTTCAGTCAGATTATAGTCACGCCGAGCTTTCTCGAGTTGCTCTTCAAGTTTTAACTTTACGCGCTCGTCTTCAGCAACGCGTTTCTCCTCAAGACGCTCTTCGAGAAGTTTTTCATACTTCTCTTCCATTTGCTTGAGTTTATTTAAATGTGGCTCAACAATCGGGGAAACAACGTCCTCGGTTGTCCTAATGTCATTCCATTTTGCCTTAGCGGCTTGCTGGATTTTCTTACCAACTTCGCCGTCATTCCAGAGAGCGTCAACAAGCTCTTTGGAACGGTATAAAGCGATTTGATCGGGGGTCATTGACATGGATTATTCGCGTCCCTTTGGAGCTGTTGAACCATTTTTACCTTTGCCGCGTGAAGCGTCAGTGCCAACATGCTCAAGGCTGTTGATATGGTTCGTGCCGTCTGAAGGAAGGCCGGATTTGCGAGCGCCGATGCCCATAACAGGGAAATCGACATAGTGCATGATTTTGTCGTCTTCTTTAACGTCATTAACGTAAGCGACTGGAACTTTACCCTGTGGCATATTCTTCTCCTATGCGCCCATTGGCGGAGTTGGTGGGGGTGGGGCTCCTGCTCCACCCGGCATCATACCAGCCATATTAGGCTGAGTCTTAGCTGCTCGTGCTAATTCCATTAGCTGCTGAATGGCTCCCATTTGGTCGCCAGCTCCACCACCCTCTTTTTCCAAGTGCTTGCCAATATCGGCAACAGCTTTCAAAACAGCTTGGTGAAGTGCTGAACCCATTGGTAGCTGGGGGAGTGCTTTTTGAAGCGACTCAAGACCCACTTTAAGAGCTGCCATTCCTTGCTGACCAGAACCGGCCATTGGACCGGGCATAGTGGCCGGACCTGCACCACCGATGGGTGGTGTTGCACCTGGAAGACCGGGGGCAGGTGGATTGCCGGGCATTGGCATGGGCGCTATAGCCATAATCTCTACTCTTTAATTAAGAGAAACTTACTTGCGCTTTACGCGACGTTTTGCAGAACGATAAGCCATTTTCAAAATCCTTTAGAATGTAGAAAGACGGGGACCAGTAAGCCCCCGTCTCTCAAATAGTCTTACTTACGCATACCGCGCTTGTGGGACTTTTTACCGCGCTTTTCGCATGTGTCGTTAAAAGTCATTTTAAACTCCTATTGCTGGGAACGTCGAGAGAGCTTACCATCTCAACACCACAAAAGATTACGTTGTATATTGAACGCTTGTCAATATATAAATCTGAAAAGTTGTGCGTTATCAAAACGATAGGATGGGATGACATGCACATACCAAAAAGAGACCTTGAATCATTCGCCCGAAATCTAGCGAATATTTGCATGTCTTCTAGGCAAGCCAGACAAAATCGTGGCGCATTTTTCGAGACTTACGCAAATTCTGGATCAGCCGATGCGTCAGCTCCGGCGATGTTTAATAAGACTTACGCCTCGCTCGATGATCTTGAGTCGCTGCTTTTTTCACCCGTCTCTTTACGCTTTGCGATCACAGACCCCGACATTCCAAACATCGTCAATGAATCAAAAGGTCGTGTCGCGGCGGCGCGAATCAGAAAGATTTGCCGGCAGACTGATTCGGACAATTTGATTTCGCAAGCCGTTGGTATTGCCTTGCGTAAAGGTCTGGGCCTCACGAAAGCAAATGTCGTCAACAAAGAATTTTCGTGTCAACTTGTTCAACCAGAAAACTTCGGTGTTCTGCATGAGAATTACACAAAGCTCGATGCAGACATGGAAGCCTTCAACCATCGGATGCTGATTTCACCTGCTCAATTCCGCAACCTTGTAAGAGGTCGCCCTGATGAGTCAGACCTGAAAGAACGCGCCAAAGCCTATATGCAAAGCTCAAAAGGCAGTCTGTCGGATGCTTCTGGCACAGCCATGAATATCGTCACTGGCGGTCTTTATCCTTTCCAAGCAGGTGGTGCGGGTTTGCCAAATCAAAGCCGTGGTATTGTTGACTGGATGTCACAGCCTCGCGCCAGCGTCGATCCAGCTGTTGAGTCCTCGATGCTGGAGATGGATGAACTCTGGGTCTGGGATGATGCCCGTGGCGATTGGGCGACATTTCAGATCATCGGGGATAACATCCTCATCAACGGCAAATATCAGATAACCAGTGCTTTTTCATATAATACGCACACCAAGCAGACTGACGACGTTCTTAGGGGTAGTCACCCTTTCAACATGTTCTGCGCCAACCCCGTACCTGATTATTTCTGGGGTGCGTCTGAAATCACCCGTCTTGTCCTGCTTCAGGAAGCCATCAATTCGCGCATCACAGGCATCAATAAGATGCTTCGCAAACAAGAAGAACCTGCAACCAAATTTGTGGGCTCGACAGGTGTCAACCAGCAAGCCTTATCCCGCTTTAACAAGCCGGGCGGGTATTGGACTGATTCAAACCCAAACGCCAAGATCGAGCGTGACAACGTCCAAATCCCTCAAGCTCTCTGGGAATCGCTGCACGAATATGAGCGTATGTTTGACGAGATGATGGGCTTACCGCCCATCGCCAAAGGTCAGGGCGAGGCAGGTGTTAGATCAGCCCAGCACGCTGAAACACTTGTGCGCATGTTCTCACCACGCTTTAAGGACCGTGCCCTCTTGATCGAGCGTGACGTTGAAAAATTCGGTGCACTTATGCTCGATCTCGCCCGCGCACACGTCGACAATAAGATGATCGCGTGGGTGCCAAAAGAGGCAGCGGGTTTTGAAGATTCATCAGCTCCCGGTGAGGAAAAGATTTTAATCCCACCTGCCAAAGGTCTTGTGCCCGTCACATTTACCTTTGCTGATCTACCTGATGACGTCTCGCTCACTGTTGATTCACACTCTTCATCACCAGCGTTCTCACAAGACGCCAAAGAGCTTGCCTTCAACTTGCAACGCATCGGCGCTATGTCACCAGCCGAGTTGGTGGACAAGGTCGATGTCAGCGATCCAGACGAACTTCGCGCTGGTATTATGCGCCGCGAAATTGCTCGCGCCGAAGCAGCGGAAAAAGAGCAAGAACTTAAAGCTCAAACACATAAGAAAAAATAAGGGGCTCAGAGCCCCTTATTTTTTACCTGTTGGTTCGGTTCTCATAACCCGTAAAGGCGATTGCCCGTTCTTGACTTCGGGTAGTTGAATAGATCCGGGGTTGAGAGCTGTGCTGCGGAAAGCCCCCGCAATGGCGCGACGCCCAAGAGCTTGCGCTTGTTTTGAGCTGATACCTGCGGCACGCAGACCGCCGCCACCAAAATAATTATCGGCAAGGGTTTGCTGCTGGCCCGGCAATTTTGGCGCAACACTTTCGCCGTGACGGATGTTATCTTTCAGATCCGTCATCTTATAATCTTCCATCACAATACGCGCTGTTTCATCAACGGCCTTGACGACAACCTTGTTTCCGATCTGTCCGGGGGCGTGACCCTCCTCGATCATGCGCTGCAAATTCGCCATCTGCTGTTTGAGCGAAGCTAATTCCTGTTTAGCGATACAGGCTTTGCTTGGGCATGAAGGATCTTTGATTGGAATGGCTTTATAAGTGCGGCTGTATTCATGCCCACACAATTCGCATTTATAGCGAATTTTATATTTGGTGGGTTCTAAGAAATTGTCCGACTTATTCATGTCGATCCCCAATGTCACGGTCATCTTACTCTTCCATCTTTCTGTAGCCAATAGGTTCAAAATCTATTTTTTGACCGCCGGCATTGTGACGCGCCCAATAAGCATTATACACCCACTTCACATTAGCCGCGTCATAAGCGCGTGTGATGCGCCATGTGGCAGGCACCATTGTTGTTCCGTTCATAGTCAACCACACGGGCTGCCCATCATAAGGAAAAGCGGAATTGACTTCTGGAAGTGGATCAAATTTCAGCGAATTATCTTCAACTGGGTCAGCCTCCATAAGATCAGATACTGGCGCATCGATCACATCTTCTTTTGCTCTAAAGCGAACGTCTGAGCGTCTCACAGTCCGTACTCCGTCTGCCATGTTGCGGGCTCCTCTTCGTTGTCGGCTTGCTCTTGCATCGTCTTTAAATAATTAAAAACGATACGATTAACTGTTGTTGCGACAGTTGGTTTCTCGCCGCGTTGCGCAGATGAGACCGCTTCATAGGTCAACCCCTGCGCCATCAGGTCTTTCTGCGTCCAGTCTTTCCATGCACGCACCGCAAAGGCCATCGCAAAAACGCGGTCGTCCTTACAATTTTCATCGCGTGATTCAGGTGCACCGATATTGCCGTCTTCAACAACAACCAACGACATCTCGTGCAACAGGGCTTTCGATTTGATCTCAAGCTCACGCGACACATAGCATCCACGCAGCTGGTGCATCAGCACAGATTTTGTCGACCAGTTCGTTGCAAAGCCCAGCACATAACCTGCGCCCATTGAGTCCGGTCGTTTGTATAGATACATACGAGCGTGCGCGGCAGCGTCTTCCCACCCACGCGCTTTCACACGTTCGGCATTACTCTCAAGTGATAGTAACTGGCGTAAATGATCGAACTCTCCAAGCACCAACGCGCCGGGGCCGCCGATCTCAGGGTTCACCAAGCAATCCACATAAGCAGATGACAAATGAAAAAGAACCCAAGCCGCGTGCTTTGCTTCCACATCCGCTGTACAATATTCCGCAACTTGTACAACTCGATCAGCATAACATCTCCATACGGAAATGACATGATGATCTTTGTGGTCGTTTCGGCCATACGCCGGGTCCATTCCGATAACATATTTGCCACCTTCAACAGGCTCTTCCCACACCTTCAATTCAATATCATCAGGTGAGTCAACGCCGGGCTTTAACTCATACATTCTGAAATTAAAGAAGTCGCCATCAACCTCATAACGATAGGCTCTGTAGCGTACATTATCTTCTTCAATTTTCTTAATATCAGCTGTAATGACACGGGTCTGAAAGAACGAGTAACCTGTTTGCACGAAGGCTTGTTCTGCCGTCCATGGCTGGTTCTGATCGAGCAAGGTCTGCTCGGCACCTGCGGTCTCTGTCTTCCATCTTATCCACGCTAATTGCTCGGCGCTGATCTTGTGACCATAAAACTCTTTGACCGCATCGATCATCTCGCGTTCTTCAAACTCAGGGGGATGAAGACCATGCTGTAGGAACCGCGGATCTTTACGGGCAATCTTATTCGTGTCGCCAGCCCACCATCCAACAAAGAACGAGCGTGCCGTCAGCGGATCATTAAGACCATCGACATAGCGTGTGCGCCAATGGTTAAAACCTTTTGCTGTGGACTCATAAATAAACAAACGATTTGGATTGGTCTGAGCGAAACCTTCTTCTAGAGATTTCAAACCCTCTGCCGACCCATACGCCGCAACCTCCGTCAAATGACCGAAGGCGTACCCAACACCTTCGCCCCATGACGTCCCTTTGTCTTTCGTCCCTGCGACGAGCAAGTCAAGTCGTGCGCCATTTGAGAACTGCAGCATCTGGCGATTGGATCGTACAATCTTGAACGTATCCCCAAAGTACCCTTCGGGAAACGACTCAACATATTTCTCGAGCAGCATTCTGTTCGCTTCACGGTTTTTCTCCGTATCTGTCACAAGGCAACCGATGATGTTGGGGTGCAGCGCCATCCAGAACACATCGATCGCCAATGACACAGTCGTCACACCAAGCTGGCGCGATTTTAAACAATAAAACTTATGGATGTCATTATCGAGGCCAGAGCCGACTTCTTGAATAAAACGCCGCTGGCTCTCCCACAACTCCAGCTTCGCGCCACGTTCATCTTGCGACGTTGATTCCTTCGACGAGATACGAATATCCGCGATAAAGTCTTGAAACAGTTTGAGCCATTTCGATGATTTTACCGTCATAATAAACCAGAGTTTTCACGCCAGCTTTTCATGGCGTATTTATCCTCACCCGATAACTCGGTAAAAATATCATATTGTTGCGGATCTTGCGGCTCCTTGGGCGTTTCGATCTCAACTGGCGCTAAATTCCAATTCAGCTCCATACCGAACACAGCTGCAAAATCATTAACAGTTTCATGCGTAATAGCACGCTCTGACCATTTACTCACAACACCTGCGCATCGCTCGATCATGTTATCCATGCTTATCATTCGGCTTCTCCTGATCTAAGCCAACTTCGATGAAACGTCGCGCCGCTTCGGTATGTGAGAGTTTTACAGTTTCTGCATAACTCTTAAGCCGATCTAAAAAAGTAGAGGACACGGGGACTGTTACCTTTTCCCGTTTAGCGTCCTCTTTTTTCTTATAGACTCGAGGCATCAGGTTTTCTTCTTTTTACTCTTGGGTGGGTGCGCATAATCACCCAGATTGGCGATGCGATTTACGCCGACTGAAGACACCTTCTTTTGCACCTTGGGTGTGTCTTTCAATTTAGCGCCAACAGGTTGTGTTGAAGGGCGCTTAATCATTTTTATTTTCCTTTTTTAGCTGCTGTGCGCTGGGTCTGTTTTGCCGCAGCGACAGCTTGCTTGATGGGCTTTCCTTCTTTGACCATCTTGCCAATGTTTTCGCTAACAGCTTTATTTGATGATGATTTCTTAAGGGGCATTTCGATCTCCGTTTCCTCGATCTCTATGAGGTTTGTCTGGGTTATTGCGAGCCATTTCTGTCACCACTCCTCCGACGACGGGGTTTGTCGACCCCATCATGGAACATGGTTTCTTGGCTAATATCAAGCCCTACAGGCTCCTGATCTCCTGCCAGCAAATCTGAAACAGCATTTTCTGAAGTGCCTATAGGCGCTTGAGCAGGATCAGCAGTCTCTTCATCCACCTTTTCAGGCGCTGCCATTTGTGTTGATACACTTGTCTTATCCTCAGATGTAACTGCGGCAGGAGCGCGGTGTTTATCCAACACGTCCCTCACACAGGCTGATACCATCCCGACGGCGGCTCTATACGCCGAGATCGAATCTTTTGTGCGGTGGTTCATGGGCACATCCCACACCGCACTCTCTGCCGCTTTCTTCAACGTCCCAGCAAGGTCGTCTAAGAAACTCTCTAATTCTGTGTTCATAAAAACTCCCAACCTGATGCCATCCTATCAGATGAATTTTAATTTGACAAGTTGTCCGTAAAGGGTGTGACGGCATCAACAATCATGTGGATACGATCGGTCAAGCCGTTATTGGTGGCCGTATGCGTCATCTTGTGATTAAACCACCAGACGCTGCCGGCCTCCCAATGAAGGGACTGCCCGCCCGTGGTGTTCACACATTCCGAATTGGTTGAGATCACAACATGAAACCGCGCAAAATGATCGGCATACAGCCCCTCATCGATGTGGGGCGTTACATAACCGCCGGGTTTTAATTTTACTATCAAAACCCGCCCCAATTCAGTGATCGGCAACATTTCCCGCAACTGCTCGATCAGCACCATGGCCTGTGGAAAGAGATTTATGTGGGGGTAGTCATAACTGCCGAGGTCGTTGAAGTAATCTTCTGGGTAGAAACTCTTAGGCCCTCTAATAAAGATCGTCTCGGTGTCCGCATGGGCTGACCCCTCATAAGTCTGCCGTATCGTGATGTCCTGCCATGAAGGCGTGTTCATCAACTCGGCATAAAGGGGTAAAACATTTAACCCACTCATCACTTCAATGGCTGTGTTCATATCCATCCTCGCAATCGCAGCGCCACATTATCAGGGCATATTGACCATGATGTGTCCCCGCAAAATCCGCAACAATCATCCAGCCAGCTCTGTGATAATTGTCGATCTGGCTGTAGGTCACATATCTAAACCATCCTGTCCTTACGGGTTCTACACATAACGGGCGATATATGCCACGAAGATGATCGCCATGAGTGTTGCTATCTCGATAATCCATCTTGTCATCCGCTCTCCTTCAATCAATGCAGCTCCATTGCCATCGTCCGATACACTGTCGCCCGTGAAATCCCCAACCGCTTCGCAATAGCCGTTGCCCCTTCACCCCGCGACACCGCCTGTTTAATCAATGTGGGGTCAACAACAGGTGGTCGGCCTTTTCCGATGTACTTACCTTGCTCCTTGGCACGCTGGATGCCAGCCGCTTGACGCTCCCGCCTGATTTCATTCTCAAACTCAGCGAACACACCAAGCATGGATAAGAACGCACGGCCTGTCGGATTACCGGTGTCGATCTGCTGTTGCAAGGCGATCAGGCTGATACCGCGATCGTTCAAATCATGGACGATGTTGGAGAGATCACGCACTGATCGAGCCAATCTGTCAACCCTTGTGACGACCAAGGTGTCGCCTTCACGAAGAAACTGAAGCAAGATCTTCAGCTCTTCGCGGTTGTCGAGAGCACGGGCGGACAGTTTTTCGGAACGTATCATGTCGCAAGATGCGGCTTTTAGGGCTTCCAGCTGGATGGAAAGGTCCTGATCTTTGGAAGAAACGCGTGCATATCCGTATTTCATGGTCATCTCCTGTTCGATTAAACGTTTGATTCCATTACAGAATAAGTAAAAAAGGACAATCTGTCAACATGAAAAAATTTTTTGGGGGGCACGGGTAGGGAGGCGCCGAAAAAATTTTAGTTCTGGTCCATTTGCTTTTTAAAATCAGAAAAATTTTTGAGGGAAGGCCCTGCCCCCTAGCCTCCCCTACCCCCGTCCTCACCTGACCTGCGTAGCACCTACCAGAAACTAAGGGGTGAGCGAAGCGAACGCCGCAACTGAGCGAACGAAGTGAGCGAAAAATTTTTTTTTTATTGCAAAGCCTTTTGGGCTTTACGCCTCAACGGCTCGGCGGGGCACGAGCGAGCGAAGCGAGCGAAGCGCGGCGGTTTTTTCGGCCTTTCCTGACCTAATCTGGTGATTGAGTCGGGCGCGGTCTTAATCAAAGCGCAAGTCTTAAAAGGGTCTGGCGCATTTTGAGACACCAGAATCAAGGGTTCTGAGACATAAAGAAACACCAAAACGACGTTTTGTCGGGAGTACACCCCAAAGAAACAAGGCGGGCGAGCTTTTTAGGATGATCGGGGGTGAGGGTTCTGCGGGTTATGGGGATTAAAAGCTGGTTTTTTTTGGGTGGCATAGGGTTTGCGGGACGCATTTACCTGCGCTGCACGCCTAGCGCCATGCGGAGTCGGTCGGCAAGGGCTGGGGGGCTGGTGTGACGGGTGCGCGTTTCGGTGCGATTGGCGTGAGCTGTTCGGTCGGTTGTGATCGCGGCGGTTTGTTTGCGAGTGCGCGGAGTCGTTGGGAGACGCGGCCTTTTTCGCCCATGGCGGTAACAGCTGCGCGGCGCTGTTTGTAGTGCTCATCTGCTTTTTTTAATAGCGGTGCAAGTTCTTCGAATATAATCATGATTTCTTTTTTGTGCTCCATCCAAGTCGATCGATGCGCTCGCATTATTCCGCGTAAATTATCGCCGTCTGGTGGAATCGGTCTACACTCTGTCAAAATAAAGTGAAAAATTAAGCGGCATAGCATACCAAACGCGGCGCTCGGAAGCGTTAAAGCGAGCGGGTGGCTCGTCAAGATCTCGATTGCAAAAGCGGGGAGTCTTTTCGGTGGTTGTTTTGCCATATGTATAAAATAATGCGTCTTTTTTATTGTGCAAACGTAAGACATTTTAGTGCTTTTTTAATAGAATCGCGTTATTCTGTTTGGGCTGGGATTTTCCAGATGGACAAGGAGTCAAAATATGCGCGTTTTGTTTAATTTGTTACATGATTTAGTCGATTTGATCGCGGCTGCTGCGGTCTGTCTTTTTGTGTTTCTGATCTGTTTGGCAATGGCATAAGGGGTTTTGCAATGTTCAATATCATCAATCTTAAAAGTGGCGAGCTGGTTCTTGATCTTGATGGCAAGCCATTGGCGTTTGAGTCGGGTCAAGAGGCTGCAAGTTGGGCCTTCTCTCGCACGTCTAGTTCTGATGACGGCTCAAAATATCAACCACGCAAAATAGCGAATCGTGATTCTAACTGGCGAGAGCGTGAGCAAGCGCGGTTCGCTCTTGGCGACTATGTTAAGCCTGATTGGTATTACAGAGAGAATGGTTTTTTTTCTATCTCTGACCATTTTCTTCACGTTTCTAAAGTCAATCCCTCAGTCTTGGCTTACACAAAGGACTCCGACAAGGGCGCGTGCGATGTGCAGACTCGAATCTCTGTTGTTGCGTATTTGACTCAATTTCATGGTCTGGATGAAGAGTCGGCGCGTGTTTATCATAAGATTCACGTTGGCAAATATGCTGCGCAAGGGTCGGTCAAGTTTGCAAAGACTGCTGATGACATTGAGTCGATCTATACTCGGGCGCATTATGATAAGAATCGCGGCGCGGGTGATACGCGCTCGTGTATGACGCATCCCGCAAGCTCTTACAAATCCTTTATCCATCCCGTGCGCGTCTATGGGGATTCTGATCTCCAGCTCGCTTATCTAGAAAATGACGACGAAGAAATTACTGCGCGGTGTATAGTCTGGCCCGAAAGATTCTTGTACGGGCGCTGCTACGGGGCGTCGGATACTATTGCGCGATTATTGCAAGCGGCTGGCTATACGCGCGGCGATTTTGATGGTGCTCGAATAAGGCGCATCGAGGATAAAAAGCGCGGTCGATATGTCCTGCCTTATTTAGATGGGATTCAAAATGTCTTCGATAATTGCGAGGGGTTTTTCGTGATTTCCGAAGATGACTGCGAATATGTCGCAAGCACTACCACGGGGCTTAGTGACTCTGGCTTCATTTGCGAGCGTTGCGAGGATGAGACAGATGAAGACGATCTTAATACTGTCGACTCTGGCGGATATGATCGGAGCTGGTGTTGTCATTGTCGCGAGAATTACGCAACAGATTTTGAGGGTGCTCTCTTCGACTCTGAAGATTGTATTTTGGTTGATGGCGAACAAGTTCCGCAAGATATTGCAGAGCGTCGAGGTGTCTCTTATTGCGATTATGCAGACGAGTACACTTTTGACGATGTCGTTGACGTCTATAAAGTGCGCTCAATCGGCGGTTGGGACGTCCAGTCATGGGCGGTGACTGCTGTTGTGGATTTTGCTTTCAGATGTCGCATTTCTGGTCGCTTTTATCCTGAACAATATGCCGTTCGCGACTCGTGGGTTGATGATGACTCGCTCCGCTGTCGCTATGTGCTGCCTGACGATGTGCCGCACGATTTTGATGGTGTCTTTGAATACATCGACCCCGAACACGCTTCACTCTTTGACAAGGTGGCCTAATATGACTCGATTTTTTAAGAAACATAAGATTAAGGCGGCTCCAGCTCTTACACCCATCGCGACTCTCGGCGCGATGCTGGAGTCGTGTCGTCCTGCTTATTCTCCAGAGCTGCACGCTTTTAACGCACGGTGGCTAGAGCCATTGGGTGGTGACTATGACGGCGCGGGCAATTACATTGTGCGAATCGGCGAGTCGCGAGTCATGTGGTCATCGCATACTGATACTGTTCACAAAACAAGCGGTCGCCAGAAAGTTGTCGTCTCGGGTGATTCTTTCAAGCTCGCGCACGGCTCGGACTCGACCTGCTTGGGTGCTGACTGCACGACTGGTGTCTGGCTCATGCGTGAGATGATTCAAGCTCGAGTCGCTGGCCTTTATGTCTTCCATGCGAGCGAAGAAATCGGCGGGGTTGGCTCGGACTGGCTTGCTAAGAATCACGCTGAACTGACTGATAACATTGATTTTTGCATCGCTTTTGATAGGCGGGCGTATCATTCGGTCATTACGCATCAAGCGGGCGGTCGATGCTGCTCCGACTCATTCGCTCAATCAATTGTCCCGCTTTTACCTGCTGGGTATCAAATTGATTCTACGGGAGTCTTTACCGACTCCGCGAATTATACGAATCTGATCGCTGAGTGTAGCAATCTGAGCGTCGGTTATATGTCAGAGCACACACCCCTTGAGACTCAATCTATCTCGCACGCGCTGGCGCTGCGCTCGTCTTTGCTGGCTTTTGATGAGTCGCGGCTCGTTTGCTCGCGCAAAGCGGGCGACGTCGATTTTGATGACTACGGCTATGGAGTCGGCGTTGGTCGCTCGTCTGACGATTTACTGCGATTCGTTAAAGACAATCCCGCGCTTGCGGCGGATTTTCTCGACTCAATGGGCGTGGATATTAGCGAACTTCTTGATTTTGAAGAGTCGATTTATGGCGCTCAGTCGCGCTGGCATTATGTGTGAAGGTCGGTGGCTCTGATGGCGACTCATGATGATCTTAATAAGCTCGCCGCATTCGTGCGAGTCTTCGGTGCGGTGGTGCTCGCGATAGCGCAAGCTGTGCTAGGCGGTCTGCTGCTGCTGTGGCTGTTAATACATAAGCGCCATTAAGGCGCGGGAAATGTTTTTTGAGACCGCAAAACTGATAAGGTTTTGCGGTCTTTTCTTTTAGCAAACACCCCAAAACAATTATTTCTTTTGATCGATCTGGTCGATCTAGTCGATCTAGTCGATCTAGTCGATCTGGTCGAGGCGGTCGATTTGGTCGAGGCGGTCGATTTGGTCGAGGCGGTCGATTTGGTCGAGGCGGTCGAGGCGGTCGATTTGGTCGAGGCGGTCGAGGCGGTCGAGGCGGTCGAGGCGGTTGAGGCGGTCGAGGCGGTCGATGGGCTGGCGCTGCGCAAGCTGCTGGCGGTCAAGGCGCTGCGGCGCTGCGGCGCTGCGGCGCTGCGGTCGAGGCGGTCGCTGCTGCGGTGAGCTTTAGTATTGTCGAGCTTTGTTATTGTCGAGCTTGGTTATTGTTAAGCTCTATCTATTTATTTTGGCGGCTGCCTATATCTACGGGGGCCACACGCGCACAGAAGAAACAGCTTTTCAAAAATTCAATATATATGAAATGCGATTCCAAAAATTTCGAATTCTGAATTACCTCAATTTTGAAATCATGAAACGTCTTTAAAGCGCGGGGCCCCCAAAGGACATCTTGTCCCAACCTTTAAAATCATTTTTTATTTTACAAAAATCCTGTCAATTCCCTTTCCTCGTAGTTGCCCTTGCCACAGTAGGCACCCCTTAAGGGGTGCCACAACTGGGGCAACTGGGGCAAAACTTACTGAGGCGGCCTTGCCCCAGTTGTTGCCCCAGTTTGCCACAGTTAAAATAACTGGGGCAGAACCTAATAATTTCAACTACTTAACTCTGCCCCAGTTGTGCCCCAGTTCTAAAAAGACAAGATGTCAATCAAACAATTTTGGTTGCCCCAGTTCATCATCCAAAATAGCAACTGGGGCAACAACTGGGGCAGCCATTTCTGAGGACATATTGTCCTTTTTAGGCACTATAATGAACTTACGATTCATACGTTTTTCATCCTGACGGATGACTTCACGCAGCTTAGTCTCACTCAATAAACGCTTCAAAATGATCTTCACCTGCACCATCTGTCTCTTATCGCTGAGGTCGTAACCAAATGCTTCCGCGATCGCTTCACCCGCCCAATGCTCGGCGCGTGGGTCCGCACGCCACTCACCCACCCCCAACAGCTCCAAGGCCACAACCTCATTCTCCCGACGTTCCGCAACCGTCTTGCGCACCGCAGCTTCAGGCACGACATAGCACGACGTCAGCTCGTCATTATCCTCATCCATCCCCAACAGCATCGTGCGTAAAGCAAATGCCCCAACAGGCCCTTCCTCCCCGACACGGCTCTTTGCCAGCCATAGACTGTGATCCGACACCACGCCCGTGAGCTGGTTCCTCTCCGCCGTGATGGACAGAACACTGTCTGACCCTGCACGCCATGCGGACGCGCCCCGTAGGCCCGTCTCCGCCCCTTTGCCGTAATGGTGGATGGGGATGATAAGAACATCCAGCGCATCCCCGATGACCTTCATCATCCTGATGATCTTGGACGCCTCTGAATTATCATTCTCATCCTGCAAACTAAAAACTGCCGCCAAGGTATCAACGATGATCGCCCCCAGACGTACGCCATACGTTCTTAACATCTGCGCCTTGAGCCCTCTGAGCTTTCGCATGAAGCCCTTGACCTCCTCCTCTTTCGTAAAATCAGGAAAGTTGTCCGTCCATGCGATCGGGAGTGTCGTATCGACGTTACGGGCCATGCGGGCGACTGTGAGGCGCGGCTGGAGTGTCTGGGCACCCTCACCCGCAATAAAGACCACACCGACCTTCTCCTTGATCTTGCGCTGGAAGAATGTCTGCCCTGTCGCTAAGGCCACCGCCAGGTCAACAGCGATAAAAGTCTTACCAGCACCCGACTGCCCACCGATGAACGCGATGCCGTTGCGGGGCAGCAAGCCCTTAATCAGGGATGGCGGATAGGTGAAGGGTATGTCGGAGTCAAACTCAAAGTCATCGATGGTCTGCGGGCTGTTATGGCCGCCCTCGCCATCAAACTCCCCCTCGATGGTGCCGTCAATCGGCTCAAACCATTTGCCGACAATGAAAAAGGGATCATACCCACCTTGCTTAATGCCAGAGCGCATCGTGGCAAGGACGGAGCGCCGCCCATCCGCCTCCGACAGCCCGCAGCTATCGGCGGCATGTAAGATGGTGATCTCCGCCTCGTCACGCTGAATAAGCCCAGCCCCGATGGCCCGACCAGCAATATAGGACACATGAAATAATTGGTTATTACGATTGCCTTCCGGGGCTTTGGCGAGCTCGTCAGCGGCTTGACCGAGCAATGCAATGGCGTGGAGGCGATCAGCCTCATGATCCCTTCCAATAAAAACAGGCTCAACCCAATCAGCTCTGTCTTGGATTTTTCTCTCAACAATGTCCCAGCATTTATCGAGCACCTCATTAAGACCGCTTTGAGAGATCAAGGGGATCTCGAAGCTGTCAGCCGATAAGGTCAGAGGGTTTTGATAAGGCCAGAGATAATCGCGCCCAGCCTTGGCGTGATAACCAAAAGCCACAACTTCCCCTGAACCCGAAAAAATCTCAATCGGGTGTAATTTGCGGGATTTAATGCTTCCATCGTTACGATAGATCAGCAGTTTTCGCGGCTCACGCCCGATACGAATAAGCGGTGTTTTACCAAACTGCTCCTCAAACAAGGCTTGAACAGCCATGGCCTGTTCGAAGTTCTCAATATCAAGATCAATCGCAACAATCTCACGCTGGACAGCCAAACAGATGACCTTGCCTTCGCTCTGGCCGCGTGTGGCGATCATGTCTTGCAGCTCGTCCGCTTCCCACTGGCGGGAATTATACGCACTCCAACCCGTGATCGATGGACGCTTCGTGTCGGCGTAACCGGGAAGCGGACGCCATTTGTTGCGAACAAGCTGCTCGGCGTGAGCCGCAAAAAGTGAGGGTTGATTATGAATGTTCATAACACACCCCCAGTAATAGTGGGTGTCTTGATTTCCTGAACAATGAATAGTAGATTACACATTAGGATTGTCTCGCACATGGTCCTGCTTCAAACTTTCGAACGCCCCTTTGGAAAACCCGATGCTTCCCCTGCATCGGGTTTTTTATGCGGCCTCGGTCTCAACTTGCTTTTTTGGTGGACGTGGGCGTTCAATGTCAAACGCACGGCACAGCGCATTTAAAATGACATCTGTCTGCTGGACATCATCGGTGATGCGCTTTTGTATTTCTTGATAAATAAGATCTGGGACACGCAAAGTGACAGATTTGGTATTGTAATTATGACGCATGAAAATTCCCCTGAATTTGTGAACGTATGACGTTTGATTGAGTCGAGTCAATCAGGTTTTTGCATAACGCTTCAATGTGAAACCCGATGCCGCCAGCGGCAGCCGCTTTGCCCACTCTGGGGCCTCGCACATCAACTGCTCAAACTCCTCAACGGAGCCGAAGCCATGAGGCACCTCGGCCACAATTTCGTCATGAACATGCAGCCGCACGGGATAACCGTGCTTCTCCACATTCAGCATGGCATGGACAAGCAGATCACGGGCGGTGGCTTGAACAAGGTTGTTGTAACAGATTGATATGTTGAGGGGATAGCGCGTCCACGCATTATTGGCCCCCACACCCCTAACAGTCACCGCGGGCTGCTTTTCCCGCTTGTCAGGGGTTTCGTTCTTGTCCGCCCACGGCACTTCCACATCACGGATTTCTGGCATACCATACGCAAGACATCTGCCTGACGGTAACTGGAGCCAGAGAAAGCCATGTTTTACAATGTACCGCGCATAGGGAAGACCAGTCTCAACAGCAAGCCCGGGGTTCTGAGTAGCCTTAAACGCCGCGTCGATCAGGGAGCGCCACGCATTGACAGTACCGGGGTGTTTGGCACGCCATGCGGTTTTAATCAGCTCCGCAGCAATATACGCCTCTCGCGTCAGATCATTGGCTACGGAGTCGCCACGGGCCTTATTACCTTCATAACGCTCGTCAGCTCTCTCACGTCCCTCAGCATCCGTTATCTCCCACAGGGTTGGATAGACACTCGCCAGATCCAGCTTGTTAGCACGGGCCATGCGGGAGAGGGCACCGACGCCCCCGCCAAAGCCCAGCGCCAGCTCGGAGACTTTACCAACCTGCCTCTGCTGCTTGCTGACGCTCTGGACGGGAATGTTGTAAATCCCAGCAGCAGCCACTTCATAAAGACCGAAACCCGTGCCGGCATCGAGAGCCCTATAAGCGTTAAGTTTCCACTCCTCGCGCCCGTACCACGCCGCGATGCGGCCCTCGATGGAGCTGAAGTCACCGCCTATAAAGCGATGGTTCGGTGCCGCCCATATAAACGAGCGAAGTGCATCCGCAAGAAGATGAAGCGGTCGCCCAAGAATATCCCCGTAGACAAAATGCAAAACCTCTGGGTCGCCCGTGCGGATCATATTGAAAAGAACGTCACGCCTGATATGTGAGTCCTCAAATACCTTGCGGGGGCGTGGCATATTATGAACCTGCACACCGCCGCGGGAGCTGAAGCGTCCAGACTGACCGGCCCCGTGATGGAGGAAAACACCTTTGATCGTGCCGTCCCTTGTGACCGAGCGCAACATCCCCGCGATCTTTTCAACCGATGACTTACCACCCTCGATGCGCAGCTCGAGAGCTTTGCGCACATCGTCAGGGAGATCCTGCGCAAGGGTCTCATCGATCTCATCCTTATCCATCGCCGCAATCGGCACACCCTTTGAGTGCACCCACTCCTTCATGCGTGCGGTCAGCGTGACGGCAGGGACGGCACCATCAGTAAGATCATATAATTTTTTATTGATCTCAGCCTTGCTCTTCTCCGCAAGCTCGAGAGCCGCATAGGCTGATCGTACATCGATGCGCAGTCCGCGATCATTGATGCGCTCGTTCAGCCAATACACCTCCATCTCATAATCGGACAAAGGGATGAGACGATGATGAGCTTCTTCCTCGGAGAGGACATCGATGTCGCAATATCTGTGAAACGCCTCAAGCGATGTCGGGTCATCCGCGAGAGGATGCCATAACACTCCCCCCTCCGTATCAAAGCCGAGGGGTATGGAATGTATTTTTATAAGATCACTCCCTGATCGATCTTTCTTAATCGTCAACCCCAAAGCATTACCTAATGAATCGAGTGAGCGTGGGAGCGACATCGCCGCAGCGGTCGCAGCGGTGCAGCGGAACTGCTCGAGTTTTGGTTTGGGCCATCCATGCTTGGGCACCATGACGTGCCACCAGATTAGCCGCTCGAAAGCCGCGTTGTGCGCACATATCTCACCCCCTGCTTCAACATAGTCCCTGAGATAAGAAGGGCAGGGCTCGCCGCGTTTCCAGCGGCATATACCTTCAGGCCCTGTCCATAAATCAGATGGCCCACTCATTTTAAATGACGCAAGCAAAGCATCAGTTTCAGGGTGCTCTACATAAACATACACACCTCTGTTGAGCAGATCGACAGGAGAACGCGTTTCGAAGTCAAAGATAAGAGACATGTTTTTTCAATCCATGAACATTATCAAGTATTTCTGAATCTTCTGGTGCTGTTTCTATTGGTTTCCATTCAGCCATTACTTATTATCCTCTAATGCGGTGCGAGCTATTTCAGCACATTTGCAAACAAACCCGCAGTCAACTTTTACAACTTCTCTTAATGCTGCTTCCAGTTGCTCAATGCGATCAGCAGCACAAGCGCATAGTTCCCCTTCGTAGCTCCAACTGACATCAGCAGCCCGTAGCCGTTCCACAATATTAACAGCCCGTAGCCGTTCCACAAGATTATAAGTCATCACTTATTCTCCGTCGATTTTTTCTCATAACCAAACACATCCATTTTTATATCGCCATTTATAATTCGCTGATATAAATTAAATCCAAAATACTGCGTCCATGATTTCCTACCCCAACGAACTCTATCCCAGATGCGTTCATGCACCCAAAACAAAAGTGTTTTTGTGAACACTTCCAGAAAAGAAATTGAAAGTGCAAAATCAAATTTATTTGTAACAATAAAAGTTAAGAAGAAAGTATCAATCGACCCAGTAATGCGCCATGTTATAGCTTTAACAAAACTACGATATGATTTATCCATTTTTGATAACCTTTATCTTAAAAAATACCAAAGGAAGAAAAGCAGCACCAGTGTTCCACAAATATTATCTACTGCTACATCGCTCATAACCCTTCTCCTTCTTCATAATCTATCTCGACCTTCACACAAGCGAGACTATTATTATTATTATTATTATTATTATTATTATTATTATGGCGTTCCTTGTCTGCCACTTCTTTTGTAGAATAACCATACGCAATTCCCTTATACAAATTCAGCCATAAAGTTTGTTTGATGCGCGGTTTGACTTCGACAAGGTCACACCCAGAACTAATGCTGCCAAAGTATTCACCTTCGTCTACACTCCATTGACCATCACACCAAGAACCCCACTTATTTTTATAATGACCATAAACTTTCTCATCATCAATGAAACTTAATTTGACTTCATAACCAGCTTCAGTGCGGTACTGTTTTTCAAGATCAATCATTTTGTTTCTCCATTTTTCTGTATTGCTCATGCTCATAGGCTACCCCCTCTCCTACTTCGCAATCTATTTCAACTTTTATGCAAGCGATGCGACAATAACCTTAATCAACTTTAGTTACTTCCGCTGAAAGATCTGCATCGCTTTTTCTAGGCCAAATAAAATAGTTATCAGATTCATATATGTTCATCCAAACAGTTTTCTTGATGCGTGGTTTTACTTCAACAGGATCACTCATAATCTTTCTCCCTTATTAAAAGGCGAATGTCTTTTCAACTCTGTAAGTTTCTTTTCAAGTTCCGACATTTTACGTTCGTTCTCACGAATAAAATCATGTGCTTCAATACATAATTGCTCGCGCTCAAAAGGTGTCAAACGACGCGCAAATAACAAACGTTTCAATAAATCATCTTTTTTATCCATCGTCTTTTCTCCTTCATTCTTGGTTGTCTCAGTGATGTGGTTAGACATCACTGAGCCGTCAAAGCGGTTTAAGGTATTAAGTTTTTTAGACTTAAAACCTGTCATTGCTGCGCATCTTCGTTTGGTGGAGCTATAATGGCTTGTTGAAGTGCTTGCGTGATGACGTCATCAATACCGGGGTTTTGTGGCGCAGCTGGTGGTGTCACAGGCTGTACCGCTAGACTGTCTGAACCAAGCTGACCATAACCCGCAATATCATCCCAATGATCGCGGAAATTTGCATTACCATTTAAAATGCGAGCCATTTTTGCGGCAATAAACTCTAACGATTCTTTTTGTGAATCATTAAGTGAAGGCCAATTCTTACCACTATGTAAGATTTCTTTGATAGATTGGCTGTAGCTTGCTACATCTATGAAATCGCCGTGTGTGCGTGCACGCTCATAAAGATTTACACTCATGTTCTTCTCCTTTGGTTGATAACTCAGTTCGTTAATTGATGGACCCATTGCTCTCAAAATTTCGATTAAACTTTTTTCATCACTCATTTATCAACTCCGTAAAATCTAACATGTTCAGTTTGCTCCTTATCGAATAAATACCATGCGCAGTTATCTTTTCCTGAGTATGGTGAATCCTCTATCCATTTTAATCTTCCGATCGCTATGATCTCCACGCAGTATTTAAGATACACCTTGGCTTGCTTAGTGTAGGCCCAGTCCGCATCAAATAAGAGCCATGTCGGTCGTAGCTGGCAGAAATGTAGAATGAGGGGGTGCAAGACGCCGCGTGACCACGGCGGATTGGTGATTATCATGTCTGCGAACAGACAATCATTTTCCGTAAGATCAAGAGCGTTGAGCGCATAAATATCGTTGCGCCGCGGCTCTATATCAGACGCGAATGTGCAGGTATGACCAGCAAAATCGAGCATATCGATGAGACGCCCATCGCCCGCACAAGGCTCGATAAAACTAATTGGGCTGGTCAGCCGTTTTAGCAATACCGAAACTGCTGCCGGCGGCGTTGGGTAAAAGTCCATCGGATTTCTCTCGAAGTTCGACCTTTTGCCCATCACGACCCACCCTTGGTCTTGGATTAAAAACAATCTTACGATGCGCGTCGCACCAAGACCCTTCTTTAGTTTCATCACCGCAGAACAATGTTGTGCTGCCGTCACCTGATATGGGATAGCGACACATATTGTTTTTAAGCCCTAAGAGATAAACGACATTGCCTGTGACGACTTCAGTCTTGTCAGGGATTTTGCGCTCAACCTTCTTTCTCAAGCGTGGTTTTAAGCGCACTACTTTTGCGGTCTTCTTTTGATAATCCGGATCGGTCTCTCTGCCACCGCTAAGATGTATTCCGAGGCGACGGGCCTTACCGATAACGCAATTACGCGTGAAACCAGCACCAAGTTGATCGGCTATTTGACGGGAGGTCAAACCCTTCGACGCCAGCTTCATAAGCTGGGCTACCGCTTTTTGCGACCAGAAGATGTTACTCATCAGTCAAATAATCCTAGGGCTTGAACATACACGCCAAGAACAGCGCGATCTTCAGGTTTCATCTTTCGGATGGAGTAGGCTTTACGCAGCTCTTTAGTGAAGCCTTTGCTTTTGGCCTCGAGCCAAACGGATTTAATATCCGTGTTAATCTCGTTACGCTCTTCTTCCAGCCGCTCGATGCGGTCAAGAAGCTGCATCATATCGCTCGCATTGATACCTTCGCTCATGTCATTCCCCTGTGGTTGTTGACGTGGGGTTTATACCCCACGCCAGTTAAGATTTAGTTACCAAACAAGCCGCCAGCGCCAGCGCCGCCGCGTGTTGACTCCGGTGCATTACCTTCGTCCGGAACAGTTTCCATCCACGCTGAAACATTGGTGGAGCCTCCACCGCCAAGCCTGTCGCCATCTTTCAGCTTCTGGAAGAATTGGATGCCGAAGGAGATGCCGTCGCCGTTTTTCTCATTCGTCCAAGCAAAAGCATTGAGGATAGCTTTGCCATAGCAACCGCTATAAACCTCCTCTTCTGTCGCCGGGATGTGTTCTGAGCGATAGCGAACCATAGGT